ATGGGTAAAAATTATGATGGAGACAACGTAATTACATTACCTAATGGTGCTGGTTATTTATATGTAAGAGAAGCATTCTTTGATGTTTTGAATTATATAGATACGTTGGCTGATCATATTATTTTATCAGGTCATATCAAAGACAAGCAAGTTGATGATAAAGGTGAAATGGTAATGGCTGCTAATATTGATTTGACTGGTAAGATTAAGTCATTAATCTGTGCAAATGCTGATGCAATTGGTTACATGTTTAGAAAAGGAAACAAGGTTATCTTGAGTTTCAAGACTAATGATGAGACTACTTGTGGTGCAAGACCGGATCATTTAAGAAATGTAGAAATAGTAATTAGTGAGACTAATGAAAAAGGTGAGGTTACTACTCACTGGGAAGAAGTTTATAAATAATAATAATATAAAAAATAAGAAAACATGGCAATAGGAACTAAAGACGTAAGTGCAGGAGGAAGTGGATTAGCAAAAACAATCACTCCAGGTAATCATAAATTGAAAATTAACAGTGTAATTGCTGAAGAATTTAAGTTTATACCAGGTGCGTTACAAATCATTTTGAATGTGGAGACTGAACCAATTGAAGGGTTTGAAGGTTTTATGATTGATAAAGACAATGAGTCTTTAGGTCATTATAAAGGTCAAATTGGTAGAGTAAAAGCTGGTCAATATGCATTTGCTGATGGTCAAACTAAATCAGGAGTACAAATCTATAGAGATAACTCTATCTTAGTATTCTTAAAATCTATCTGTACTACATTAGACATGTTAGCATGGTTTGATGAGCAAGATAATAAACATGATACTATTGAAGACTTTATCTCTGCTTTCAATACTACAGCTCCATATAAAGATAAATATTTGGATTTCTGTATTGCAGGTAAAGAATATGAAGGTAAAACAGGTTATACAAATTATGACTTATATTTGCCAAAATCTTCTAGAGATGGTTTTGCATTTGCTAAAGTTGGTTCAGGTAAACACTTGTTATATTCTGAAGCTTTACACTTGAAAAAACTTGAAGCTAAAAAGGTAGAATCCTTTGGTGAAGATGCAGATGATTTTGCAGTACCAAATAAGGTAGCTACTGACTTTGATTTAGACTAGAAATAGTTTTAAAGGGAGTCAGAAAAAGGCTCCCTTTTTTATTAAAGTTATATTTATGATTTCAACTAAAAACAATGTTCTTACAATAAGTGATGTGCCGGTTATATGGGTATTTGAGCATTACTTGAATCTTACTGAAAAACTAGATGGACAACAAGTAAAGATTAAATCTATTTTTAAGACAGAAAAGACACCATCAATGTATATTTATGTTGATGTAAACACAATGAAATATAAGTATAAAGATTTTTCATCAGGTTTGCAGGGTGATTCTATATCTCTAATTGAACATATGTTTAATATAACTAGAGGAGAAGCTATATCTAAACTCATTAGTGAGTATAAATTATTTATAGATGGGAATAGAACTTATAAAGCTCCTGAAATTAAGAGTTATGATAACTATAAAGTAACTGATTATACAATAAGACACTGGTCTAACTTTGATCAAAAGTATTGGGGTGATTATCACATTGGTTCTAAAATGCTAGAAGCATATAATGTATCTCCATTAGAGTATTATAAGATGACTAGAATTGAAGTTGATGGTACTATATCAGAGATACAGATAACAGGACTGCATCTTTATGGTTATTTTAAAAATGATGGAACACTGTATAAAATTTATCAGCCTAAAAATATGAATAAAAAGTTTTTGAAGCTGGCTAATTATATTCAAGGTTCTGAGCAACTTACATTGACTAAAGACTATTTAGTAATCACATCATCACTAAAAGATGTAATGGCATTTAATAGACTTGGTTTTAATAATGTTGAATGTATTGCTCCAGATAGTGAGAATACTATGATTAAAGAATCTAGTATTGATAAGCTTAAAGAGAAATACAAGAGTATATGTGTATTATTTGATAATGATGAGGCAGGTATTAATTCCATGAAAAAATATAAAGAAAGATATGGTCTTAACTATATCATACTTAATATGGAAAAAGATGTATCAGATTCTATTAAAGTGCACGGTTTACAAAAAGTAAAAGAGGAATTGTTTCCTCAACTAAAAAAAGCAATACATGAAAGGTAAAATAACAATCAAGTTTAAATTTGAAAAAGATAAACCTTATGAGTTTATGAAAACTGTAAATGTAGAAGGTTTAACAGCAGTGCATATAGCATCTACTATTGGTTCATTGATTGATATATTAAAAGACAACACACCAGTTGAAGAACAAGATATGGTAATTAAAATGTTAAGTGAGACATTTAAAGTTGAAGAAACATTTGTAAACCCTATAAAGATTGTCACAAGGGGTGATGCATAAATTTTAGATTATGAGTTGGATATATAAAGGTAAAGAATTTGAAGAGTGTAATATTCCTGAAGGTGCTACTGGATTTATTTATATAATGACAGCTATCATAGATGGGCGTGCTTACTCTTATATTGGTAAAAAGAATTTCTTTGCCAACATTAAAAAACCTCTAGGTAAAAAAGCTTTAGCAATGTCTACTGATAAAAGGTTAAAGAAATACAGAAGAGAGTTAAAACCTGATTTTATGAGATATTACAGTAGTAATAAAACATTAAAAGATGCTCACAAAGCAGGTGTACTGATTAAAAGAGAAATGCTTATGATATGTTATTCAGCAATGGAGCTGACATATCAAGAGGTAAAACATCAATTTAAATATGAAGTACTTGAGAAAGATGAGTTTTTAAACGCAAATATCTTAGGTAGATTCTATAAAACAAAATAATTATGGCTGAAGATAAATTTGCTGCAATGATGATTGGTTTAGTCAATTGTGGTATTAAAAAAGTAAGAGTCCATTATGAAGGTGGTGGTGATGAGGGTTCTATTGACACAATAAATTTTACAACTGATCCGGATGTTGAATTTGAAGACATAGTAACTGATTGGAGTGAAGGTGCACGTTTAGATAATTATAATTCAGGATTATATGCATTGGTTAGTGATTTTTGTAATGATACTTTATTAAATGACATTGAAGACTGGTGGAATGATGAAGGTGGGTATGGTGAAATACATATTGATGTAGATAAAGGTACATATTTTATTGAAAATAATATTAGAATTACTGATTATGAGACATATACTCATAATGGTAATTTGGCTGATAAAAATATTAAGTAATGACACTAATTAATCATGTAACTAGAAAGTCTATGATTATTAGACCTTCTGGAAGATCAACTGATTTTATTAGTCCATCATTTGGTCATGGTTGTTTATATGATTGCTCATACTGTTATATGAAAAGAAATAAACCTACAGGTTTATCTATTGCAAAGAATTATAGAGATATTCTTACAGAGATTAATAGTCATGCATGGTTTGCAGATGTAGAAAAACCAAATCAAACACATGATGAATACATTACATATGATATATCATGTAATGAAGACTTTGCTTTACATGCTAAATATCATGAGTGGAGAAGAATATTTGACTTTTTTATAATGCAACCAATAGCTATGGGATCTTTTGCAACTAAGTATGTCAATGAAGATTTTCTTACATTTAATCCAGAAGGTAAAATTAGAATAAGATTTAGTCTTATGCCTGAAGAGTATAGACAAATTCTTGAACCTAATACAAGTCCTATTACAGATAGGATATTTGCTGTAAAACAATTTCAAAATGCTGGATATGATGTTCATTTAAATTTTAGTCCTGTTATAGTTGGACCAAATTGGCTAAATGATTATAGAAAGTTATTTAAACACATACAAATTGCAAGTCAACACTTTAAATGGAATGCAGGTGTAAAATCTGAAGTAATTTTTCTTACACATAATGAGCAAAAGCATTTAATTAATCTTGAGAATAATACACCAGGTGAAGATTTATTATGGAAACCTGCAATTCAAGAAAAGAAAATATCTCAGTATGGTGGTGCAAATTTAAGATATAAACATGAACTTAAAAGTGATTATATTGAACAGTTTAAACAGTTACATGAAGAAATAATACCTTGGAATACAATAAGATATATATTTTAAATATTAAATATGGTTAATGATAATTATAAAATCAAATTTGGAAAGTATAAACATAAAAAGTTAAAAGATATTCCATTTGATTATTTAAGGTGGTTAGTGGACCAAGAGTTTTGTCCTAATCAAGTAAAAAAATATGTTAAAGAACATGAAAATTTTGTTTAAATAAGAGTAATATGGCACATCCTTTAGAGCATTGTAAGTCCTCAGTAAGAAAATGGGGTGGAGAATGGAGTGATTACATTGCAATTCATAATTGGTTTGATGAAACTAAAAAATGGATTGGACATAGTAAACATAGAATGTTTAGACATCATAGTGAAGGTATATTTGAATGTGAAAAGATATTTGGAATGTCTTTTGTCAACTCAGATGGTAAAACTGTATATACAAGATATGTTGGAGAACAACATGTAAAAGA